AACGAACGCGCCCGTCAAATCTTTGAATGAGTAAGTTGTCATGTAAGTGAGTTCCTTCGCTGAGAAGACTTAGCGCTCGACGTAAACCCCGATCGTGATCGAGTGCGTTGACCCGGCTTCGCAGATCGAGACATAGATCGGCATCGCTTTGCGGTCGGCCCGATCGCCGGCACTCTGATTGGTGAAGGTGTCGGCTTGGACCAGGAAGCCCTTGGGCATCGCTGTCCCGGCGGTCAGGTTCAGCACGGTCTGGCCGTTCCAGGTGCCGGGGGCGATGAAGCCGCGGCTGAGCGCCCGGTTGCAGGCGCCGTTGACGGCCGCGATGAGCTGCGTTTCGCCGGCGTTGGTTTGCGGGATCGAGGGCGAGCTGATGAGCAGGTTCGCCACGCTGTACTGGATGTCAGAGGCCAGCATGTCCAGATTGAGAATTTCATCCAGGAACTGCCCGCTCGCGACGGTGCCCTGTTCAAGCCACGAATAGGTATTGGCGTAGCTCAGGTACAGATTGCCGAGCGCGGTTTCGATCGAAGCGACTTGGGCGGTGGAGAGCGGCTCCGGAGAGACGCCGGGAAGTTTCTTGAACTTCATCGTGAAGTAGCTGTTCGCCAAACCGGTGTTGAGGCCCATGGCGCAGCCCATCGCCGCCGCGGCCGCGTAGGCGGTCGTCGAATAAATGCCAAAGCTGCGGGAATAGGAGCCCGCTTGCAGCGTCAATAGAACGTTGCCAGCGGTTCCATTCAGCACGGCCGCATCGCTGGTGGTGAAGAAATAGCAGCCCTGGGGAGTCATGGCTTGCACGTAGGCTGCGATCGCTTCGTGGTCCGCGGTCACGGCATCGGTGACCATGCAGGCCCACCAACTCGGGGAGGCCACGCGGCAAGCGGTCAGCGCCTGTAGCGGCGTTTCGCCGTTCCCCTGCGCGCCGATCCAGAGAGTGGTGGGAGCGGGTGTCTGTCCGAAGTAGAGTTCCGCCGCCAGATACTCCGGCATGGAGGAAGTGAAGCCGTCGCTCGACATGCCGGCCAGCGAAGAATACTGCCGAATGCGGGAGTTGGATCCGGTGGTCGGAATGATGGTGGACGGCCCGACGATCAGCCCTTGGTTGAACGTCGGAGTGGCAGCCGCAACGGGGCTGACGGTTACCGCGACATCGCAGATGGCGGATAACGGGAGTGTCGAGGACATGGTTATGGGTTTCCTTTGAAGTAAATTCCGCTCATGCGGTTATGTGGCCGATGCCGTGATGTCTTCGATTTCGCCTGTGTGGTCGTAGACGAGAACCTCGGCGGTGCTGATCGAATTGACGGCCAGCGTTTCGGTAACGAACTCATTCAGCCGGATGTCGAGGTCGCTCCGGTCCCACCACTGGTTTTGGAACTTTTCGGGCGCGCGACGCGTGGCCGGGATATCGGTGACCAGATACAGGCTGGAAGCGGCGAGCGTGTCGTGGGTGAAGTCGGCCGAGAAGAGAGCAGACTTGATCAACCTGGCGTTATCGAAGCTGTTTGGCCCATAAAGAGCCCAGCTCACCCGCCACACTCGTGTGTACGTATCGGTTGAGCCATAGCTGCCGGATTGCGTGCCAAACCGGCGGTCCCGGATCCGGTTGTACGAGTCGTCTTCTTCGACGCATTTGACGAAGCACACATCATCGCCGAGGCCCCAGCCGGGTTGCCCGGCTTGCGGCCATTCGAGGCGCACTTTCGAATACGCCAGCGAATCCGTGGCCGGATTAATGCCGAGCATCTGGCAGGTCAGCGTTTGCAGCAGCGTGCTGATGGCTTGCGGCGCGAGCGCTGAGGAGATCAGCGCCTGGCCGTTGGGGAAGGTTGTGGTGTTCGGCATACCGGCTCAAATCACTCCAGGGCTTTACTGCAGGGCCGCGCAGGCGCCGTTTATGCAGGCGAAGGGGGGAGCGGTCGCTAGAGGAGCAGATTCATCGGTCGAACAACGCCAAAGAAAGTCACCCTCATTGCCGCTGTCATTGCTACATGTGGCGTTGCGGAGTCCCCACCAGTTATAGCCAGACTGGGTATGTGGGAAGAGCTTCTCAAACAGCGCGATGAAGCCGTCAACGGTGCCGCTATCGACGCCAACATATTTGAGGCGTGGAATCCAGAACGTAGCAAGCGTCTCCAGATCGGAGTTGTACCAACCGCCCACGGTTGGCGCGGTACTGGATGTTACGCCAAGATAGCTGTACCAAGAGGATGGAGAGAAACCGCTCCAGACACTTAACAAATTCTTGGCGTAGCTCTCATATAGCGCCGTCATCTGGGAGGCTGGCACCACGTTCCCGTTTAAGAGGTTAGGAGATGCTTGCCCAAATACGTTGTGTGGCCCTCCCCATGTCCATTGGTATCCGTTACACCCGTTAGGCTCACCGGTCCTACTCATGCCCTGCTGAACGATATGGCGCAGATAGAGCGTAAAAAGAATGTTCGATGTCTGAAAGTAGCCGTTTACCTGTGAGGCAAAACCGTAAAGGTAATTCCAGTCGATTGGGTTTTGACAGGAATAACTGTTATACCCGTTGTTGACGTTCACAGCAGTCTCGTACCATGCAAAGCTGCCGTAGGTGAAGGCGGCGGGTTGGCCGTTGAAGATTCCTGCGCTGAGTGTCAGGCCAGGATAAATCGAGAGCGAAGGAGAAGAGCCGAACAACTGGCTTGCATTCCAGGCTCTTGTCATCGGCGATGGGAACACCGCGGATGCTTCTCCCGCAAGGCCAAACGTATGAACCAGCTCCCAGCTTTTTGTCGCGTACCACTGCCCGAGCGAATATAGCTGTTCGGCTTGTGCCGCTGTGAATACGTTTGAGCCGTCCGCAGCCGTGAAGCTGGTCTCCATATTTGTGTGGAGGTTATAGCGGTCATCGCCCATCGTTTCAAAGTCCCCTAGATGCTGGGAGTAGTTAGAGGGGCTGTTTGCGACAAGCTCTCCCATTAGCTTCTGGAAGTCCAGAAGCGGGGAACCGGAAGAGGTCCAAGTGGATCCCAGCGTATCGCCGAGCCAGACTTTGGGCAGCCATTGATTCCACGTCAACAGAGGATATTGAATGGGAACATCGGGGATCTTTAGAAAGCCGTTCGGATCAAAGTCTTTCGTGGTTAGCGTCGGGAATACAGACGTGAGCATCTGATCGTCCGACGCAAGCACGCCCTGCAAACCGACGCCTGCATCCCAGTTGTCAATTGGAGATTCGTTGAGCCCCGGTCCAGGCTGGAAGAGCGGGTCCCAAGGCGTGCCTGGATTCGGTGTTGTGAGCGAATAGATATAGCTCGCGATCTGCTGGCCGACCGTCGAACTCAGACCATGGAACTGGCTTCTCGCTTGGATCGTAAGCGGCGAGTAGTTGAAGTATTTCAGATCCCGACCGTCCGTCGTATGGCAATCGTTGCAATGCGCAACGGTGGAAGTAGTTCCCCCGCCAGGGACCGGATTCGTTATCGTGGCCGTTTGGTAAGCGGTTTTCCCGGCGTTGATATTTGTTGAATCGCTAAAGGGCGGGGTGTAAGTGGCTGGGGTGAATTGATCGGACGATACCAACTGGGTGCACCCTGCGGTACTCGCGCTTGCCAAGTGCGCGGCGGTACAAGCGTTGCTGCCCTGTGTTGTGTCCTGATAGAAGTTGAAGCTCAGGATGCGGACAGCCGAAGCGTTCCCATCATGCTGCAGAAAGGTCAGAGTGAGTGTGTTTGACCCCGCCGTGATCTGTCCTGCCGGAACGGTTGCAACGCCGGTAATCGTGGTGAGCGCCCCGCCGATCCCGCCGGTCGCAATTGTCTTGGGATCCAGAACCAAGGCGTTCTGTGTGAGGTTGATGTTCGCATGGCCATTTAGGGAGATGGCAGCCATCGGAGTGAGAGTGTAGAAGTAGCTGGTTTCGGAAGCGGTGGAAGTGGTCGCTTGATTCAACGTGAGCGTCGTTCCTGATATGGCTTGCACCTGCATTCCATAGCCAAAAGAGGCGCTGGCGATGAGTTGACCGGCAGCAATGCCAGACGCCGAAGACACCGTAGCAGTGTTGTTTCCGTTATAGGTAACGATCGTGCTGGTTGCGTAAGTGCCCTCGAACTCGAGATTGCTGATCTGCATTCGGAGATAGATTGGATCAATATTTAGCGATCCCACTGTCACCGTTGCTGATGTGGAGGTCTGGACTGGGTAAGAGACTTCGAATGGTAGCGGCACGGATGCGCGCACAACCGCCGCTTGAAGGAGGATCACCAGGAGAGAAAAGCAGCCTAATTTTCGCATGTGTAATACCACTTATAGGCAGTAGAGGCGGACAGTGCGGTTGAACCCGCCGTCAAAACAACCGAGGAAGCAGAGGCGTTCGGCCAAGCAGCGCTCGTCCCTGTAAGACTGGCCGTCGCCGCATTGGCTGGCTGCAAGAAGCAGCGCGGCGCTGTTCCATAAGAACTAACAAACGTCAGGGTCGCAATCGCGCCAGATGCGGCAGGGCTGGTTCCTGTGGTTATCGCAAACGTTCCATCCAGGTCGCTGCCGGCACTGCTGCATGTCGGGCTTGTACCTGCCCCGGCGCCACAGCCAAACGTGGCAGTTGTAGTGCCCAGCAAATGACCGGACAAGTCGATAGTGAGTTGCTGATTGGGTCCGAACTGAGCCCCAGAAGAATCGCTGGACGTAATGACCGCCAAACCCCCGGCTGAATTGAGGACTATTCCACCAAACGAGATTTCAATGTTGGCTCCTCCATTGGTAATGTTTAAGCCGCCGCCACCATCATTGAGATTAATTGTGCTGCTGCCGCCAACGATAGTGGCATTGAACGTCTGTGTTGCGGTCCATGTGTTTGCCGAGGAGAGCGAGACACCCCCACCCGTCGATCCCTCCCATCCGGCATAGCCGTTTGTTCCCCAGCTCGTTATGTGGAGAAACTGCGCAACTCCACTCGAAACAGCGGAGAGTGAGGCAGGCGTATTCGCGCCACCGTTATAGCTGCTCGTGGTGACCGCAAAACTGACCGTTCCGCTGGACAGGTTGACGATATTCATTGAACAGCCGGCAAGGAAGGTGCTGCTCGTGACAGCCTGTGGAATGGTGATCGGGGTGTTGCCGGACCCAGTGACAACGATCAGATTGTCACCACCAGCGCAATCAGTGGAAGGCAGCGTATAAGCAGCGCCCGCTGTAACTGTGTCGGGAATATTCTGAATCGAAAAATTCAGGTAATTTCCGCTTTGCGTGATATTGAGACCAGAAATATTGTTCGCTTGCGGCGTCGGAATGATCAGGTTGACGTTGCCATTGGAAGGGCTAACCGGGGTGCCACTGTTGATACTGACGGTCTCAGTGCTAGATCCATTACTGCCGCTGCCACTAGGGCCGATCACGAGCGTTTGCGCCCAAGCGCCCGCCGCCAAAAACAGAAACGCGAACAGCCGGCGCATCAGTTGCTCCCTCGGTAAAGAATCGTGACGTTCCCGCTGCCGGTGAACGAGGTGAGATTTGCCCGCACCCACGTAATTGGCTTGCCATCGACGTGAAACATGGTTGACGAAGTGCAGCTTTGGCTGCCGCTCAGGTTTTGCCAGTTCACGTTGTCGAGCGAGCCTTCGAGCTGAATGGCGCAGGCGCTCGGCGTGGCTGTCACATTCACCTGCAGCGTGTGATTCACCGCGCCGACCTGCACCGCCGAGGTGGTGCCGGCGGCGCTCAAACTCGCTGTGAAATACTGCCCGACTTGGGCCAGCGCAGCACTGCCGACCAGTAGCAGCAAGAATCCTTTTAACTTGTTCATCGAGATAGTTCCTTTTCCTTGTGTTACTCGCCGGTCATGCGGACGCCGATGCTCTTCCAGTAGCCGTAATCGGCGTAGGGCTTCACATCCGCTATGCGGTAGTTCTGGCCGCGCCAGGTGATCACATCGCTGATTCCGGAGGTGCCCGACAGGCCGCCCGCGACGTTGGTTTCGAAAACTTCCTGCAGCGTGTAAAACGCCATCGCTCCGCCGATGCGATCGCCTTCCGGAACGGTGTCCAAATCCTGATCCTTTGCCACGATCACGATGCCCGGCATCGGAATGGAAGTAACCGTGGACTGGTAGCCGCCAAGCACGAAAGCGCCGCTCGATCGCTGCACGGCGAGCTGCTGCATGAAATCCGGGTCAGTGATGATCTCGCTGATGTTGATCATGGTTTCCGGGCCTCCGGTTTGAGAGCCGCTGCGCGTCTCATTTGTTTTCGTCCACGACGTAAGTGATCGAGCGCCGCATCTGCGCGGTATCGATGAGCGGGCGATCGCTGCCTTTCTCCGCCACGGTGCGCGGCGAATTCGCTGCCCAGTGGTTTCGCGGATCGGTAAACCAGCGGATGGCTGCATTGCGGCCGAGCATGCCGGCCTGGTTCAGCGCCTGAGTGGTTTGCGGGGCCTGCCCATTCAAAGCTGATTTGGCGGCCTCGCCGAGCTTCGCGGTGATCATCGCTTTGTTATCGGCTGCCTCAATCGCAGGCTCGATAATCGGCCGCGGCGGAATATGCTGCAGCGCCGATCCGTGGGTGTGCAGATAAACGAGGCCTGCGTTGGTAATCTCGCCGGAGCGGCGGTCGTTCTTTTCCTCGGGCACACCCACCAGCACCCGCTTTCGGCCGAGCGATGCAAGCGAGGCGCGCAGCTTCGCGGAATGGTCGATGCTCGAGACTTTGATGTTCGGATTCATTACCAGACCTGAATGCCGCCCGCGCCCATCATGCGCGCCATGGCGTAGTAGCGCTGCCCATAGCTGGTGAGATTCCAGAACGCCGCGCCTTCATAGGTGGTCCGCGAGTAGTCGTAGTTGACGCTGACGTCGCCGACAGACTTGGAGGCCTGCAGGCCGCTCGGGGTTCCAGGCGTCCCACCGGCGGACGCGGCAGCCTGGTCGCGCGCCTGCAGCACGATGTAGTGTGCAGTAACGAGTTCCTGCCCGGTCGTCAGGAGCGTGCCCCAACGGCTGGCATTCGACAGCAGAGTCGTGGCCACGGTGAGCCACGCCGTAACAAGCGAGTCCGGATAGAGAGTCGTGTCCGTGAACTCCGGGAAATCGGATCGGAACTGCTCCACGCTGGGATTCATTTCTCAGGCCTCGCCAAAATGCCCGCCGCAGTCTGCCGCTTGCGCGCCGGAACTGCGACGGGTTCGGAATGGATGCCGAGAGGAGTCTCGGCCAGTGTCATTTGGTCTTCGCTGGTTTGGCTTCGGGTTCCGCCGGAGTCGCAGGAGCGGCCGGAGCGGCCGGCGGTGCAGCTGCAGGTTCAGCAGCAGCTGGAGTTTCGGTAACGGGCTCGGAGTGAGCCTTCACATACCAGTGATCGGCGATTTTCTCATCGACCTCGACCACGCCCGGTTTGAAGTCGCGGGTGGTGTGATCGTCGAATGTCAGTCGGAAGGGTTTGATAACGTTGATACGCTTCATTGTTTGGTGTTCCTTGTGCCAGAGATGGGGTTCAGGAATCGCCCTAAACCCCGTCGCGACTAGATCCCGTCGCCGTATCCCATCGTTTCCGGGTACACGACTTCCACAACCCCGAGCCGGCCGAAATACGTGGTCATTTGAAAAATCGACCGGTATTCGAGCGGCGTGCGCTGCAGCGGAACGAGCGGATAGCGGACCTTATCGATGTCCTTCGTGTAGGCCACCATGCGGTTTGTGCCGGATGCGCCAGCGCCTGTCAGCCACTTCAAAGGCTGGATGTTGAGCGGCCGGCCATTGGCAGCGTTGCTGATGGAGTTGTCCTTCAGGAACTGCAGGATGCTGATGTTGCCGGCGGTGGATACTTTTCGGCTTACCAGCAAGGCGTACTGGGTGGGAGGAAGGCGCAATTCGGTCGGACACACCGCCCAGGCGGAGCTTTGCCAAACGGAGTTCAGCAGCGTATTGACGTCGGCCAAAATCTCGTCTGGGCCCACGCTGCCGGTGGTGTCGTCAGACAGCTTCAGCGCCCAAGTGGTGTGGCTGTTGCTGTTCGCGACAACGTTGGTGGCGGTGACGGCCGCGGAATTGATGAGGCCGGTATAGCCGAGCAGGCTGTCACCGGTGTAGACCATCTCATCGATGTCCATCTGGTGCTTCAGCTTGATGCCAGCGAACTTCTGAGCGTCCACGGGGCGGCCGAGGCGCTGCGCCGATTCGAGCTCAGGAATCGTATAGGACAGCGTTTGACCCCACAGCGTGAGCGGGTTCGCGGTCTTTCCGATATCCAGGGCCATGCCGTTGATGGCGTTGACATCCTTGCCGATCCAGCTTTTGCCGGCCGGAGTGATGCCGCCAGCCGAGGCGAAGCTGCTGTTCGTGAAGCTGGAGACTTCATCGGCAATCGTGACGTCTTCGCGGAGATCGATATCACGAGACCAGCTAATGCTGACGAGCGGCTCGTGCATCTTCTGATCGAGGCGTTCCAGCTCTCCGATCAAAAATGCGCCGGTCGAATCGATGGTGTTGCGGTCGAAAGTTTGCAGCCCGTCCATCGTGCGGGCGCGCCGGACTAAATTACTCATGGATTCTGTTCCTTTTCTTGGTTTCTTTTCAGCAGGCAGAGCAGCCTAGAGGTTGTAAGCGATCTCCACGTTGCCGCCGGAATCCGCCGGACCCGTGAAATACGCGTTGGCCAGCACGAAGGTGTTTGTTGAGTCAGCGGCCGCTTCGATGCCGCCGATGATGGTGTTCCCACCGTTCGCAACAGTCCGGACATACACGACGCCGTTTTTCGCGGACGCCGTCGCGCCGTTCAGCTGCACCGTCATGTATCCGCGCTTGAGGACGTTGGCAATTCCACTGACCGGCGGAGTCGACGTGCCGAGGCCGTCCGTTCCATTCCCGGTCATCGGGTAAGGCCGCACGTACAGGCCAGTGACGCTCGATGCCGTGTCGCCCGCCTTGATCTTCCTGAACTTCAGCGAAGTCGAATCAATCGTGCCGGGCACACCGAACACGGTTGGGTAATAGGTGGCGTCGAGAATCTGCGCTTCAACGGTTGCGGTTGCGGGGCGCGAAAGGTCGCCGGGGATGCCGGCGGGCATTCTGAATTGGAATGCGTTGGACATTACTGTTTTTTCTCCTTGAAAATTGCGTTAGATCGGCAGCTATTTGGAGCCGTGGTTCGCCCAGAACTCCCGAGCAGCTTTGTTCATTTCGCTGATCTGGTCGCCGGTTTTCTTTGCGCTGGCCGAGCCGTCAAAGGTCGCCTGGGCGGATGCGCCGTTGTTTTGAATGCGCACCAGTTCGGACGCTCCGACAAATGTGCTGTGCAGCGCATCGCAGGAGAGCTTTGACAGATCGACGTTGGCCACCAGCGGCTTGACAGCATCGCGGGTCTTGGGATTGCTGTGAGCCGCTTCGAGCGCCCTCCTCTTCAGTGCACAGAGACTGTCGCTGAACTTCTTGGGATCGGCGGCGGCATCGGCCGTAAGCGTTGGCCGCTCGATGCCGGGAGCCAGGATTTCCGCACGCGCGAATACATCGGACGCGCCATCGCGAAGGGCAGCGGCGTCGCGGGACTTTCGGTCACCCGACTCAGCTTCCTTCTTTTCCTTTTCCTTTTTCTCGCGCTCGGCCTTCTCTTCAGCCGTTTCCTCGTCCTTGGACTTGCCGTCTTCGAGCTTTTTCAAACGCGCGTCGACTGCGGTAACAGCATCGGTCAGTTTATTGAGCGAATCAGCGGTTTTGCGATCTTCGGTTTCCTTCGCCTCGCGCTTCTTCTTTTCCGCTTCGGTCTCCTCGGATTCAGCGTCCTTAACGCTTTCTTCCAGAACCTTTTCGATCTCGGCCGCATCGCGCGCCTTGAGCGCTGCGCGTGCCCGGGTGAGCCATTGAGGTGCTTTCATGTGTGTTCCTTCGTCTTGAATTGCGCAGCGGGTTCCGCAGCGACCTTGTGCGACCAGAGCGACGTGATTGCCGATGATCTTGGTTTGGCGTCCACGTCCCACTTCGGTCTGTTCGTACTCAGCTTGATAGCCGCACGACACTTCTTTGATTCCGTTTTCCTTCACCTGCGCGATCGCGCCGGCGTCGGTGATCAGCACGTCGGCAAGCAGCAGATCGTCTTCGAGCGATGCGCCGCGGCGGACATTCTGCACCGTGCCTTTGGCGAGTTTCGACCAGTTCTGCGGCGTTACATCTTCAGACGGGTGGCCGAGCGTGAAGGGCTTGCCCTCGAAACTCGTGATGGTCTGGTCGCTGAAAACTACCTCGGGCGGCCGCTCGACGAGCACGACACCATCCGGAGCCGGCTGAACCACCATCTTTCCGGAGTCGTCCATCAGCTCACGGCCGAGATAGAGCTGTGTTCCCGTGCGCGCGATCGGCACAGCGCGGCAGAGCAGAAAGCCTTCGGGCGTCAGCTCCTGATTCGCGCTGAGGATCTGTGTGGTGTAGTAACGCATGCGGGCGGAAGATTTGAATAGATGCCGATACGGGTACTAGTCGGCAGGCTCAGGGAATTCGGTGAATGAAGCCTCTAAGCAGCGCTCGGAACTCGAATCCATTTCTCAAACTGGGATCGGGAGACATACTCGATCTGTCCATGCGAGTAAACCTTCTTCGGCCAGCGCACCTCATTGAGATCGATCAGCGGCAGCGCAATGCATCGGCAGTACGGCACGGTGCCCGGCGCATAGTGGCCGAACGGGTTCCCCTCGCCGGCCAGCAGCTCAGGCGATGGCGGATCGGTCCACCGGACCAGCACCTTGTCCATCAGCCGATGCGACGGCCGCACCCGGGCATCTTCACTGGTTTCCCAGTCGTACCAATCCAGGCCAAGGCGTTCGGCGCGAGCTCGGGTGAGGGCGGTTTCGGCCGCCCCAACGCCAGTGCGGGCGATCATGCGGGCTCTGCTTTGCGCGAGCTCCGGCATGCGCCGCTGCAGGGTTGCTGCAATGGCAGCCGCCCGAGTGCCCTTCCGTTGCTCAGTCGCAATGTAGCGCGAGGCACGGAGGGCAAGGTCGGAAGGCAGGCTCAGAATGCGGGTTGCATTCGCCTGCACCAGTTCGTTCACACGCATCCCTAGCGGACTGCGCATTTCGGTTTTGAGCGCCGCATAGATCGCACGGCCGTGCAGCGATCTGGCAGCGGCAGCTCGCCAGGAGTTGGCGTTTGTCACCATCACGCCGGTGATCATCCGCCGGGCAATCTGCTCCGCGATCCGCGTGGCCAGGTCGTCCTGCGCGGCGCGCGCCTCGATGATCAGTTGCGGGTCGAGGCCGGCTTGAATCCGCCATGGCAGGAACTTCTCGATAAAGACATCGATGTCGCGCAGGTAATTGGCTGCCGTCCGGCGAGTGCTTTTCCAGTCGTCT